GCCCCCGCGCCCATCTCTCTCTTTATCCAAAGGGAAGGTCGTAGAACGGAAAGGAAAAGGTCATGACCTGCCAAGAATTGAAACGATCATCACGGATGCAGCCGGGAGCTATGGCCCCGAAGTTGCGGATTGGGCTGAGCGTATTCTCGGAGTGGAGCTCATGCCCTGGCAGAGGCATGTTCTCAACGGTCAGCTTGCCGTCGATGCTCAAGGGCAGTTCCTCAACCATGTTTCTCTCGTGTCCGTTGCCAGACAGAACGGCAAGACCGTAGCGCTCAAGGCGTTGCTCGGCTGGTGGCTAACTCAGCACGCTACGCAGGTCGGCCCCCAAACAATTCTGACTACTGCGCACCGGCTTGATCTAGCGACTGCCCTATTTCAAGATTTAGCGCCAATCATTGAAGCCAAGTTTGGTGTCAAGGCTGTGTGGGCTTACGGTCGTAACAGCATCAAGGTCGGTGACTCCAAGTGGCACGTCAAAGCAGCTCGACCCTCGAGCGGTCACGGTATGTCTGTGGATCTCATCATTGCGGACGAAGTGTTCGGCATTGATTCTGAAACGCTTGACATCGGCCTGCTGCCGACTCAGCGCGCGCGACCTAATCCGTTGTGCTCAATGTGGAGCACGGCTGGCACCGAGGACAGCATTGCGATGTTGCGTTGGCGTGAGCAAGGCATCCGTGCGATTGACTCTGGTGAAGTCACGAATTCTGTGTACCTGGCTGAATACAGCCCACCGCCCGAACTAGATCCGATGAGTGAGGCTGCGTGGGAGTACGCCAACCCAGCGCTCGGACACACGCTTGACATCCGTACCGTTCAGGCTGAATCGAAAGGCCCGAACCGTGCAGGCTTCCTCCGATCTAGCGTGAACCTATGGGTGCAATCCGAGCTGTCGTGGCTGCCGCCCGGCAAGTGGGAATCGTTGCGCACCGACTTGCCACCGTTGCCCGGTGGCGTGCTCGCCGTGGAAGTGTCGCTCGACGATGGCAGGTATGTGGCTGTGCGTGTGAACGCGAACACTGCTGGGATCCTGACTGCGACTGTCGCGTTTATGTGCGAAACAGTGACACAGGTGTGGGATAACATTCGGGCCCAGTTGCTTGCCAACTCAGGCCTACAAGTTGCTATTACGCCGACACTGGACACCAACTGCCCCTCCGATCTGCAACGTCGCAGGGTGCTGGTCGGCTATCAAGAAATTGGCCGCTACACGTCAATGGTCAAGAACCTGATCAACGAGGGCCGCGTTGCGCATACAGGTGAGACGATGTTGGCTGAGCATGTCGGTCGTGCTGTCGCTGTCAAGACTCCAGGCGCTATTGCGTTGTCATCACAGAAATCGTCCGGGCCGATTGAGTTGGCGCGTTGCTTGGTGTGGGCTGTCGGCATGATGAGCAAGCCACGCCCGATGATCAACCGACCCATGATTGCATCGAGTGCCTAGACTGTTGCCACGATGGCATTTTCACTGAAGCGCGCAGTCGCTAACAACACAAACGCACAGATTGGTGCAGCTGGTGCTGCCGGCAATCCGCTGGTCGGCAACTTCATGACCTACACGACCGACTTCAATCGGTCGGCAGCCATCCAGATTCCCACCATCAGCCGGGCACGTGACTTAATCTGCTCAATGGTCGGCTGCCTAGAAATTCATCAGTACGCCAAGCAGTGGATGGATGACGAGTACGAGGATTTGGAACTGCCAGATGACACGTGGTTCCATCAGCCCGACCCCAATGTGACACGCAACTTCATCATGTCGTGGACTACTGATGACCTGCTGTTCTACGGTCGTGCGTTCTGGATTGTCACCAGCCGATTCGGCAACGGCTTCCCAGCCACGTTTACGTGGATACCGGCAGCCGATGTGCAGACACGCGACCAGGCTGGCCCACAATGGTTCGGCCCAAGCAAAGAGGTGTACTTCAACGGCTACAAACTTGACCCGAACGACGTGGTGCAGTTCCTCAGCCCAATCCAAGGCCTGCTGACAATGGGTGCTCGATCAATCCGCACCAACATCAACCTTGATACCAGCGCCGAACGCTTCGCCAAGAATCAGACACCTGCTGGTGTGCTGAAGCAAACTGAGGGCGAGCCATTGAGCGCCGAGGAACTCAGTGACCTTGCTGCTGGCTTTGCAGCTGCACGAAACAACAACGCCATTGCTGCATTGAATCAGTACGTGGACTGGAAAGAGTCGTACATGGATCCGAGCAAGCTTCAGCTGACCGAGGCACGCACGTACCAAGCGCTTGAAATGGCACGCATTGCGAACATTCCGCCGTACCTGGTCGGTGCACCGTCAGGCTCCGGCATGACGTACCAAAACGCGCAGCAAGCACGCCAAGATTTGTACCTATTTGGTGCCAAGCCATTCATTGACTGCATCGAGCAGACGCTGAGTATGAATAACATCACGCCACGCGGTCGCTACATTTATTTGGACGTAGATAGTTATCTGGAGGAAGCAGAAATGTCCTCCGGGTCGGACAACGCTGCACCGACTCGGAGGCAACCAGCCGAAACAGAAAACGAGGACTCATGATTCGCCTAACTGCACAAAACACATTTGTCTTAGCCGAGGATGGCGAGTCGCCACGCTCAATCAGCGGTGTTGCCGTACCTTGGAACACCGAGGCAACGGTCAGCGACGGTACTCGCGTCAAGTTTGAGCGCGGATCACTGCCCATTACTGGCAAAAAGCCCAAGCTGCTCAAGTACCACGACTCCGAACAGCCGGTCGGCGTAGTCACCGGGCGCTTGGATTCCGAAGAAGGCATGCTGTTCACGGCCCGAATCAGCGCCACATCCGAAGGCAACGACATGCTCGAGCTCATCAAAGACGAAGCCGTGGACTCGGTATCGGTAGGCGTTGATGTCATTGACGCTTCCTACGACGACAACGGCACCATGGTCATCAAAAAGGCGAACTGGGTAGAGTTGTCGCTAGTCACGGCACCTGCGTTCAAGGGCGCTATGATTACAGAGGTTGCAGCGACCGAACCACAAGAGGAGACAACCACAATGTCCGAAGTCAAGGTCGAAGCATCCGTAGAAGCACCAGCACCAGCACCACAAATGCTGTTTGCTGCCCCCAAGAAAGAGTTCAAGCTGCCAACCGCTGCTGAGTACATCAGCAAGCTTTGCCAGGGTGGCTCAGTCGCACAGAACTTCCTTGCCAACATCAAGGCCGCTGCTCCCGATGTAGTCACGACCGACACGCCTGGCATCCTGCCAGAGCCAATCGTCGGCCCGGTGTACAACAACATCATCGGTCGTCGCCCAGTGATCGATGCAATCGGTGCACGTGCAATGCCCGGTGGTGGCAAAGTGTTCCGCCGCCCGAAGGTCACCACGCACACCACCATTGGTGCAAGCAACGGCGAAAACCAGCCACTCGATGCCGGCACGTACGTTGTCCAGAACAACAACGTGACCAAGGGTGTTTACGGCGGCTACGTCAAGCTGTCGGAAGAGGACATTGACTGGACGGAGCCAGAAGTGCTCGCCGGCCTGCTCGATGACATGGCTCGCGAATACGCACGCGAAACCGAAAACGTTGTGGAAGCCGCACTCAAGTCCGGCATCACCACCACACGCGCTGCATTCGACGTGACCGACCCAGCAGCCTGGGCTGGCTGGATCTACGGTGCATCGCAGACCATCCTCAGCGCAAGCACACACTTGCCAACCCACCTGTTCGCATCGCCATCGTTCTGGGGCGCATTGGGCTCGCTCAGCGACACTGCTGACCGACCATTGTTCCCACAGATTGGCCCGATGAACGCATTCGGCAACGTCTCGCCCGGCACGCTCGCTGGCAACGCATTCGGCCTCTCGGTCGTTGTGTGCCCATACGAGAGCGACTTCCTCGCAATCGGCGCAGCTGACGGCTTCGAGATCTACGAACAGCAAAAGGGCGCAATCCAAGTTGAAGCCACCGATGGCTCGCTGTCACGCATCATCAAGTTCCGCGGATACCTTGCGACCTTGATGCTTGATGCCAGCAAGTTCGTTGAAATCGCCTAAGTTCACTCCCTCCAGGTGACATTGAACGGTGGCAACTTACTCGGTAACCCATAAGCAGGTTGTCAGTAACGTTGCCATCGTTCAACTGCTTGAGCCTCACAACTTTGAGGTCGGCCAGTCAATAACGCTGTCAGGCATCAATGCCACGTGGAATGGCACGCACAAAATCCTTGCCCTGCCGGAATACTACTTCGTTGGCGTATCGCAGCAAGGCGATTACCAATACGACACAGACACCATCATCCCAAATCAAGTGCAGTTCGCACTGACCACAGATGATGCTGATCGAGCAGCTGCTACCGGCACATGCACCTACTCGGTGACCTGCTCATGGATTGTCCTAGGCGATCTTGAGGATTACCTCGGATTCACGTTCACCAACCCCAGCGCTGACCTTGACGTAGCGAACATGGCGTTGAGCGCAGCCAACCAATTTGCGTACCGTAAACGTGAAGAATCTGGCTATTTTGACTCGCCTAGCACCGTGCCCGGTGGCGATGTCAAGCTTGCAACGGTGCAGTACGCGGCGATTCTGTACCGTGAGCGTGGCAGCACCGAAGCTTTTGCATCGTTTGACCCACTTGCTACAGGTGGCCCGGTGACCGGCAACTACGGTCAGATTCTGCGCCTGCTCGGAGTCAATAAGCCACAGGTGGCCTGACATGTCCAACATGTTTAAGGATGGCTACGACCAGCTCGTAACCAAGCTTCAGACCATTACTGGGCTGCGTGTATTTGATGATCCACGCAACCTGAACCCACCATGCGCGCTAGTCGAGGCACCGACCATTCTGATGGCAACCAATGTGGTTGCGGACATGGAATTTCGTGTCGTGGTGATTGCCCTGGGCACCGGCGATAACAGGACGCTTGACAGCCTGCTTGATCACATTGATTTAGTACGCGCAGCGCAGATTGGGCTCACTGATGCACGACCCACCACGGTGTCGTACGGTGGCGCTGACTACCCTGCTTACGAGCTGACGATTAACACCAAAGTAAGCCCATAGCGCTACTAGACTGCCCATCGGGTAAGCAGCGACCCTCGACGTAGAGGAGATTCGCTACATGGCTAATGCAACCACATACCTTGCCAGCCCAACATTCGGCATCGGCCCGAACCTTGCCGGCATTAAAGACCTGACCGACCAGTGCAAGTCGGTAGTAATCACCAAGTCGCGTGAAGCGCTTGACTCAACGTCATTCGGCAACACAGGCCGCCAATTCGTCGGTGGACTCACCAACGTGACCGTCACGGCAACGCTGTTGATGGAATACTCGGCAACGCCGGGCACTTACGTTGATTTGACCAGCTTGGTCGGCACCAACGTGTACGTCGCAGTGAAGCCAACTTCGGCTGCTATCTCGGCAACCAACCCTGAGTTCCAAATCACCGGTGGCTACCTTGAGTCGCTCGACCTGGTGAACGGTTCGGTCGGTGAACTGTCCGAAGTTGAAATCACCATTACTGGCGGCGTGCTGGTCGAGGATGTGACGGCGTGAAACTAACCATCAAGGTGTCTTTTAAGACACCAGCAGCGGAATTGGTTACAGAACAAGTCACAACAACAATCGCAACGGCTGCTGCGTGGGAACGCAAGTTCAAGCGCCGCGCCAGCGATCTGCAAGCCGGAATCGGTATCGATGACATCATGTACATGGCTTGGCATCAGCTCAACGTCAATAAGCGTGAAGGTCGTGACTACGACACGTGGTTGCAATCCGTTGAGGATTTTGAGGTGGTAGAGACCGCCAACGCAAACCCTACGGAAGCCACAGCGTCCGCCGCCAGTTAGCGGAGCTGCTGTTGGCTACCGGGTGGTGGCCCCCAAACGTTGAGTTTGATTCTGAGGATTTGGCTACCGTGTTACTGCTGGCGAGAAAGCAACAAAACCGTGGCTGAAACATCCGTAACCGTTGTGGGCGTGAAAGAGACGCTGCGCGAGTTGCAACGCATGGAGCCTGAGCTCGCCAAAGAAATCAAAAAGGATTTCAAGACGATTGTGGATCCGATTGTAAAGGATGCTCGAGGCAAGGTCGTGAATCTGCCGTTGTCTGGCATGTCACGTAATTGGAAGGGCGGACGTTTAATGCCCTGGGCACAGAGCGCTGTGAGCAAAAGCATCATTGCGCGTTTCAGCAATCGCAGGCGCGGCAACAGCCTTGCCGTGTTTAGTGTGACGATGAAAAGCCCGGCAGGCACAATCTTTGACATGGCTGGTCGAGGTGCACCAAACCGGCTGGCATCAGCGTTGTCAAGTCTGTATGGCGCTCCGTCGCGCTTGATGTGGCCTTCGTATGAGCGCAACGCTGATCAGGTCAATAAGAACCTTGAGGATGTCGTTGAAAAAATCAACAAGGCTACGACGAATAGACTGACTCGCTAATGGCTGTAACAATCCCCATCATTAGCGAGTTTGACGGCAAGGGCATTAGTAAGGCCGTTGCCGAGTTCAAGAACCTTGAGGGCGCTGGCGCTAAAGCCCAGTTCGCTCTTAAGAAGGCTGCCCTACCAGCAGCTGCTGCGATTGGTGGCCTGGCTGTCGTTATCGGTGACGCGACAAAGGCAGCCATTGAGGATGCCAAAGCACAGGCGCTACTTGCTCAGGCGATTACGAATAACACGCTTGCCGGGGAAGCCAACGTCAAGGTCGCTGAAGCGTTTATTGAAAAGACGATGATGCAGGCCGCGGTGGCTGACGATGAGCTACGCCCAGCGCTGGCATCGCTTGTTCAGGTGACTGGCGAGATGACCTCAGCCCAGGACGGATTGACGCTGGCGCTCGATATCGCAGCCGCTACAGGCGTTGATCTAGGCACAGCCACAGATGCCATTGCCAAGGCTTACGGAGGCAATACGAAAGCCCTGGGCACGTTGCTGCCGTCAGTACGCAGCCTCATCAAAGAAGGCGCGTCACTGGACGAGGTATTTGCTGCTGTGGCTGGCACGGTCGGCGGATCGGCAGCCGTGGCTGCTAACAGCGCTGAAGGTCAAATGAAGCGCCTATCGCTGACCATTGGCGAAACCAAGGAGTCAATTGGCGCAGCGTTCCTGCCCATCCTCGAGCGCCTGCTGCCGGTACTGCAAAAGTTCGCTGTGTACGTACAAAACAACACTGACAAAGTGCTGGCGGTCATGGCGGTCGTTGGCTCGCTGGCAGGTGCAATCATTGCGTTGAACGCAGCCATGAAAATTATTACGGTGACCCAGTTAGCGCTCAATTTTGCGATGGCTGCCAACCCAATCGGCCTGGTCGTGACAGCTGTAGCGCTATTAGTGGCAGGCTTTGGTGTGCTGGTTGCTAAAACTGGCGGTGTCAAAAACGCATTTATTGCAATGGGCAATGCAATCATTTCAGTGTTTGAATCCATTGCCAACAACTTTGCTGGCATGGTTAATGGAATCATTGGCATCATCAACAAAGCAATTGATGGCGCGAACCGAGTGAATCCATTCCGAGACATTCCGCGTGTTCCAGAAGTTGGCAACATTTCCCTGCCACGATTTGGTGGTGGTAGTAGTGGCGGCGCTGGCGCATCCGCTGGACCGGATTTTGTGGAACGCATGGGAGCACCGAGCATCCCAGCAATTGCTCCGTTGTCATTGCCTGCCCCGACCGGCGGTGGAGGCGGTGGTGGTGGCGGCGGTGGCGGTGGTGGTGGACTCGGTATGGGTGGCGGTGGTATGGCTGTTGCCGTAGAAAGCACACAGGGCCTTTTCGGGCTTAACGCAGGGATTACCAACGAGAGCCTTGCTGGATTTCTTGGCAACGCAGCCAACCAACCAATTAACATCACTATTAACAGCACCGTGGCTGACGAGCGCCTAGGTGACACGATTGTGAACGCGCTGAAACAGTACAACCGTCGCAGCGGCCCACTTGACGTTCAGATTGTGTAGCCATGGCTGCTTCAGTTGTCCAATCAGGTAGCTACCTGCTCGAGCTTGACACAGGCTTCGACTACAACTCATTCCGGCTGGATGACGCAACCAAGGGCGTGCTGAACAATACGAGCTACACGCTCGGCCCCAATACGACTTACGCAGACATAACGGAGTACGTGACCGAGGTGGCGTACCGGCGAGGCCGTCGCAACATTGACGATCAGTTCGGTGCAGGCACCATGAGCTTCCGTATGACCGATGAAACAGGCATCCTCGGGCCGTACGACACTGCCAGCCCTTATTACGACCCGGCCAATGACAAGCCTGGGCTAGCGCCTATGCGTCGAGTACGACTCAGCCGGGCATCCGAGTATCTGTTTGTGGGCTACGTCATCGCCTACAACTACGAATTCGCATTGGCTGGCCCTAACGCCGTGCAGGTCACGTGCGCTGATGACTTCTATTTGCTGTCACAAACCCAGTTGGCTGCGTTTAACCCGAGTGCGGAAACCTCGGGCCAACGCATTACCACCGTTCTAGCACTGCCCGAAGTCAATTACACAGGCTCAACCAACATTGATACCGGCACCGTGAACATGGGCCACGACAGTTCCTACAACGTGGCAGCCGGTACAAACACGCTTGGCTACATCACGCAAATTAACCAGGCTGAGCAGGGCCGCGTGTTTATGAGTCGAGCAGGCGTACTGACATTCCAGCCACGCATCGGAGCCACGCTGAGTAGCCCGGTGATCGTGTTCTCGGATCAGGGTACGAATACCAAATACGATGAGGTGGCGATTGAGTTTGACGCTGATGGCGTGCTGAATCGCGCTTACGTGCAAGCGTTGGACGGCAAAAATGCCACGGCTGAAGATTTGACGAGCCAAGCCACGTACTTCATTCAGTCGCAGTCGATCACCAACAGCCTGCTGCACGACCAGGGTGAGATTGATGATCTGGCTGACTATTTGCTTGAGCCTGAGCCTGCACCGCGTTACACGGCTGTTAGCACCAATTTTGCGCTACTAACGGATGTGGAGCGTGGCTTGGCTGCCACCGTGGACATTGGTGACACCATCACAATTACCAAGGATGTGACCGGCATATCGAGCCTGACCTCGGAACTAAGCGTTGAGGGCATCGAGGGCCGTATCAATTTTGCGACTGGGCATCGCATCACGTATTACACGGCCCCGACCACCGTGGTATTCCAGCTCATTCTGGATGACGCGGTGTACGGACAACTTGACGGCACGAACGTATTAGGATGAGGTAACCATGGGCGCTAACGCACAGACAACTGTTCCAACATTTACAGCTGCACAGGTATTGACCGCGGATCAGATGAATCAGTCGGCGCGTACTGGCGTGCCAGTGTTCGCAGACACAACTGCTCGAGATGCTGCGTTCGGTGGCTCGGGCGAGAAAGTTTTGGCGGAAGGTCAGTTGTGTTACGTCGAGAACTTAACAGGCGAAGCACAAATTCAGTATTACGACGGTGCCGCATGGGTAAGTCTCGGCGCAAACGCGCTGACATACATTACAGGTGCGACGTTTAGCAGCGTGGCCAGCGTCTCAACTGCAGCCAGCACATTTACCGCAACTTACGCAAATTATTTAGTGCTGGTTGATATTACGAGCGTCAGTACAACCATGGACATTTTGATGCGATTGCGCACAGGTAGTACAGATGCAAGCGCGTCGTATTGGTGGACTATTACAGGTAGCACGCCAACAAGCGCGACTAACACCAGTTCAATACAAATTTTGGACAATGTGCAAACGGTTACCGTGTCTTATGGCGGTTCGGCACAATTAACCGTTTTTAACCCGCAACTAGCGCGAAATACCAACGTAACTGGCGCGGTATGGAGTGAAGCGCCAGCGTACAACGGTGTTTTAGGTGCAGGGCTTTACACGACCACAAGCTATGACGCGCTCACATTTTTGACAAGCACCGGCACAATGTCTGGAAATTATCGCGTGTACGGATACGCCAACAGTTAGGAACCAATCATGTCCAAGCCACTAATCCAAATCGGTGATGAAGTCCGTGAAATGACACAGACCGAATACGATCAATGGCAAGCCAATGCCGAAATGCATGCTGCCGATGTGGCAACAAACGCAATCAAATTGAAGGCACGTGAATCAGCAATTGCCAAACTTGCTGCGCTGGGTCTGACTGAAGCCGAAATCAAAGCATTGGTGGGCTAATGAAGTGGGCACCAATACTCGAAGATTGGTTGAAAGCTTTCGTCGCTGGAAGCGCCGCCGTATTTATGACCGGAAACTACGATCTAACAAACGCGCTAAAGACCGGGCTCGCCGCAGTGCTGCCAATGATTTACGCCTGGGCAAACACTAAAGACACGCGGTACGGTCGCAAGTGAAATACCCGGTCAAGCCAGTAGTGCTACCGGCTGACCTACGTGGCGTACAGCCAGGACGCTTGCCCAACTACCTGCTCAAGCCAATCAGGCCTTATGGGCAGCTGCACCCATTGGCAGCTCAAGCGTGGGAGGCGATGCGCAAGGCTGCGCACGCTGACGGCATCAGGCCGTTCAAGCCGACCAGCACAGCTGACACGTATCGCAGCCTTGAGGTGCAAGAACGTGGCTTCCTCGCTCGTTACACCACGGCACCGATTGCAACAACATCGGTACGCACATACAAAGGCGTTAAGTACTACCTGAAGCCCGGGCTGGCACCGATGGCAACGCCTGGCTCATCCACGCACAACCTCGG